ACTTCCTCCGCTTACTCCAGCAGAGCAACCTGCTACTCTACTGTCTAAACTACCTGATGCAGACCAGTCTATTGTAGATAAAGTTCTATCTCGCTATGAAGACGTAGATTTGCTACCTAATAAAGCATTTGATGAAGTAGCTGATGCTTTAGAATCTACTAATCCACAAGCTGCTGCACTATTTCGTGGTGCAAAAGAACCACCAGATACGGTGGCACAGCAACAGGCTGCTTTAATAAAGGCAGACTTTGACCAGAAAGCTTCAATCCAAAGTGCAAAGGTTACTGACGATGCGTTTGCTGAGTCTAGTTCATACTTAAAAGCAGAGAAGACTGGAGATTACAGAGACTTCTTAACTGATCCTATTCGTAACTATCCTCTGTCTCCTACTCAGTTTGCTAAGATGATTGCTCCTGAGAATCCATTCAAGGGACAGAATCTTAAGACTGCTCTATCAAGAGATGAGAAAATGACTGATGCTTTATCTCAACTTATTGGACCAACCTTTGGTAGGTTTAACAGAGAGAAAGCAGCAAAGACTTGGGAGCAGGTAGAGATTAAAGGAGAGTCAGTTCCTTATGAGACTGTTGTCTCTGCCTTTGTTAACCGTAAGCAAGAAGAGGTGTTAGGTGCGGAGCTTACATCTAAGATTTCCAAAGCACTTGCATCAGAACTAAACCAACTTGACCAGTTAAAAGATGTAGCTAGGCTAGCTAAAGAGCAGAATAACGAAGAGATGTACGCTTACATTGCTCAACGGTTTGCTACTGTCAATGCCTTATCATCCTCACTTGATGGCAACATCAGTAATCTAGGACGTGCTCTGGCATATACTAAACAGGTTAAGAAAATTATAAATTCAAACGGTACGTTACCACCGTATCTTGGAGGACTTAAGTGTTAAAAAACCAAGACGCTTGCAAGAAAGCTATTGATGCATACTTTGATGGGATTCGTGCAATAGATGGACTAGCTATTGATGAGGGCGCAAAAACAGCAATGAAAGCTAAGGCAACTAAAGAGGTTGCCACATCTCCCGGCTTTCGTCAGCGTATGTCTGAGATTGTAGTCAACTCATTTATCTCAGCTATTGGAACGCCGCTAGTAAACTTATACTCTACACTTGTTAAAGCTCCTTTCCTTATTGCTGAGCGTGCGTTGCTTGGACTGATGCCGGGGAACAAGGTTAAACTTGGAGAGACTACTGCTATGATGCGTGGTTTCTTTGATGGCTTGGCAGAAGGTATAGGCTTTTTAAAAGCTGGTTACATCGAAGGTATGCCTTTAGATAAGACTCTGGTTGATACGTCAACAGCATTTGGTAAATCTATATCTTCTGGTCCTATTGAAAAGGCTATAGCTCCTATTGTTACAGTACCTACTAAAGCTGCTGTTGCAGTGGACGAGTTCTCTAAAGCTATCTTCCGTAGGATGCAGCTTAATGCTAAAGCATATCGCATATCTCGCAGCGTTCCTGAAGGTAAACTTAATGGTAAGACCAGAGATGAACTATACGATTCTATTCGTACTATAGATATCTCTGATCCAACCAAGGTAGGAGCTACTCGTGCATGGCAGGAAGAACTAAAGAAGGTATCTCCTGACCTAGCTGACGAGCTTATTAACTTTGCTAAGATTCAAACCTTCCAGCAAGACTTGGGTGAGCTTGGTAACATGATGATACGTGCCAAGGCCAAAGTGCCTGAGCTTGTATTTATTGCTCCATTCATTAAGACACCTATTAATATTCTAAAGGATGCTCTATCCTATACTCCAGTCAGTCTTGCAATGAAACAATTCAAAGGCAAGAAGGACGAGGCAGCAGCACGTATGCTGTTAGGTGCTGGGCTAGGATTGATGACTGCCAAGTCTGTAATGGATGGTAACTTAACTGGTAGTTATCCTAAAGATCCGGGGCGTAGAGAGGCGATGATTGCTGCAGGTATTCCTGAATACTCTATGAAGATTGGTGATCGTTGGTATTCTTATTCACGCATTGAGCCTTTGGCTACTGTCTTGGGTATTACTGCTGACGGGGTAGAAACTATGATTGACTACCTTCGTTTACCAGATCCAGAAAAGAAGTCTGAAAAGCTAGCAGTAGATGCTGTGCTGGCAATCACAAAGAACTTAACTTCTAAAACATTCCTCGAAGGTATCACTGGATTCTTACAAGCTGTCCATGACCCTGAGAGATATGGTGGTTCGTACCTCAACAGCTTTGCAAGCGTGTTGGTTCCGGGTGCAGTAGCTCAATTTGCTAGAGGTGCAGACCCTGTCATGCGAGAGATCAATAGTTTTAGTGATGCCTTGCAAAACAGATTACCCGGATTAAGAACTACTCTTCCTGTTAAGTATGATATCGTAGGAGAAGCACGAGAGAATCCTGCATATGGACTCATGGGTACATTCGGTCTTGCTACTAAAGAAGCAACACAGACCCCATTACAGAAAGCCATTGATGATGTGGGCTTTACATACACTAGACCAGAGAAGAAAATTCGTGGTGTAGAGCTAGATGCTACAACATATGAGCGTTACTCAAAGTTATCAGGTCAAATGATTAATGAACTACTAACACCAATAGTTGAAAGTCCTGAGTTTAATAACTATACCAAAGAACAAAAAAGATTTATCATGAAACGAGTAGCAGAGCGTGGTAGACTAGCCGCTACTAACATTATGTTTGGTGAAAAGATGTCTTCAGATCCTGAGTTCGCTACTGAGTTCCGCAGACAAGTCTTGAAGAAACGAGGAGTAAGGGCAACCGAAGAAGACTTGGAGGACTAACATGAGCGAAGTTACCGGGGCTGCTAAGGCAGCAGTAGCTGGTATTCGTGAAGCACTGGCGGTAGGGAAAGAACTAGAATCAGTTACTAAGGACATACAAGACCTAGGCAAAGCTGACCTTCAGGCCAGAGCTTCATTCAGGCGTAAACAAAAGCAAAGACCATCAGATACATCTGTCTTCTCAGCAGTAGAAGAATGGCGGGGAGTCTACGAGATTAAAAAGATAGAAGAAGAACTCAAACAAGATATCATCTCTAAGCATGGACCAGCAGCTTGGGAGGAGATCATGGTAATCAAGGACAGAATCTTGAAAGACACCAAGGATCTGACTGACGAGTATGGCAGAGACCTCAGCAAGCTAGCGATGCTCAAGTGGTACTGCTTCCTAACGGCTTTTATATTAGTTAGTTTTTTCTATGTGCTTGGCTATAAACCTTAAGGACCGTCTATGATTACCCTATTTTCTACCCTTGTCTCCTTCTTGGCTGGTGGTCTCCCTAAGTTCCTAGACTTTTTCCAAGATAAGTCTGATAAAAAACACGAATTAGAGCTAGCCAAATTGCAGATGGCTAGGGAATTGGAGATGGCAGAGAAGGGGTTCCTAGCTCAGGCTAGGGTGGAGGAGATTAGGACTGACCAAATTGCAATGCAGGCTGCAGTTCAGGAGAAGGAAGCCCTTTATGCCCACGATATAGCCATAGGACAGGGAGCCAGTAAGTGGGTCATAAACCTTAGAGCTAGCGTCAGACCAGTCATTACCTACGGTATGTTCTTTATGCTGGTAATGGTAAATGTGTTTGGGTTCTTCTACGCTTGGAAGCAGAACGTCCCATTTGATGAGGCGCTGAACCTGCTCTGGGATGAGGACTCAGCCATAATCTTCTCGTCTATCATAGCCTTCTGGTTTGGGTCACAGTCTTTCAATAAGAAATGAAAGTATCCAAAGAATGCATCGAGATGATCAAGCACCACGAAGGGGTAAGGACACGCAGTTACAGGTGTCCAGCTTTGCTGTGGACAGTGGGCGTTGGTCATGTCATAGACCCCAACCATATAAGGGTTCCATTTGAGGAGCGTAAAAACCTCGCAATACCCAGTGGGTGGGATAGAGTCCTGTCTATGGCAGAGGTTGATGACATACTCGCCAAGGATCTCCTCACGTTTGAGAGAGGTGTACTACGACTGTGTCCTACTAATCTTACTCAGTCTAGGTTTGATGCACTCGTCAGCTTTGCTTTTAATGTGGGACTGGGTAACCTCCAGCGTAGCACAATAAGACAGAAGCATAACAGGGGTGAGTTTGAAGGGGCTGCAGAAGCTTTCATGCAGTGGACGAAAGCTGGGGGAAAAGTCCTTCCCGGCCTTGTTAAGCGCAGGAAGGATGAAAGCACACTCTATTTAAAAGTTGATAAGAATCCGTAGGAACGCAAAGTCTACTACAATATATCGTTCTTCATCATCTACAACTTCGACATACTCAAAACCAAACATCAGTCCAGATATAATACATAGGTCTATATTCATATCAAATCTCACAGTGACCTGCGACACACGCTAATGTCTGTGCGCCTTCGACATTATCATCTTCTTCCTTGAGGTTATCCCACAAGATATCTGTAGGCATCTTAGATAGAAGCTCTTCGTACTGCTCTTTAGTACACTCCTCGTAAGGTGCTTGTCGATAAGAGCCTCCATCCCAAGGCAGGAATGAGATACCACTAAGCTCATCAAAGTTCCTCCACACCCACGCTCCTACGTCCATCCACTCATCTTCCTTGACAGAGATAGTCACTGAAGGTTTGTGCTCACACCAGTGACGCTGGTACATCAGCCACAGATCAAGGTGCTGCATAGCTGTCAGATCATCACGAGTACGAGAAGACTCTGGTGCTTTCACTGGGAAAGAAAACACAGCAGTGCTATCAGGTCTCATGACACAGTCCTCTGTAGGAATGCCAGAGTCTGTGAGGAACTTAGTCAGCGGATCTTTCTTGTCACCACGAACACGGCGAATATAATAGTTACTATGTCGAGTATGAATACCAGAGGCGCTATTAACAAGTTGAGACACAGTGCCAGAAGGTTTGACACAAGTAATCGCAGCAGAGACAGGAATTCCAAGACGTGTTGCAAACTCATTATTGGTATCAACGGAGACCTTCCGTAAGTATTCAAGAGACTGCGTAGTGCTTTCACATACCCTCCCCATCCAAGGATTATCTAAGATACCAGTTAACGATACACCAAGTAAACGCTCATCCTCAGTGTTCTTCTGCCACACCTTACGCAGGTAAGGGAAGTGCGTCAGAGTACTTTGAAACGTGCCTAAGATTGTAGCAACCCTAACCTTCTTGGCTATGTCAGCTACAGTATCCTCTGCACGTACTACTACCTCAGTCAGGTTACAGAACTGATATGGGCGCAGGATAATCTCTGAGCACGGGTTCGTACCAAAGTCATAGCTAGCATCTCTGCGTCCGTTCTTCTCAGCTTGAGTCTTGCTTGCCTCTCGTGAAAAGATACCACGCTCACCTGAGTGACTGTTGTACAGGCTAGTCCACTCTGCAAGGAACTGTCCAATGTCAGGCTTCGAGGTGTAGGCTGCAGAGTTATTAGCCAATGCTCTCTGGCTGTTATGCTCCCACCAGCTACCAGACTTACAGGAACGCATACGGTCATCTTCGAGGTCCGACAAAGAAATCATTGCGCTTCTTCTAACTCCACCCACAACAACAACTTCCCCGATCTTGCAGAGAAGATCATGACATTCGATTGATGTGAGTTTGCGACCAGCAGCTCCTCTAAATTTGTTGGTAGTAAACTTAAAAAGCTCGTCCAAAGGTCCGGGTCCAGAAGCCCTTCCTCCGAAGGTTTTAAGTCTAGCTCCTGAAGGTCTAATTTTGGATAGGTCATACCTTGCCACTTCCCCAGAGTATAGAAGAGCGATGAGTTGGCGAAGAGCCTTTGCCCATCCTTCTTTACTGTCCGCAACCACAATAGTAGTCTGACTATCAAACAACTGGTCCGGGACTTCAGGTAACTGGTCAACATACTTATGCTCCACAGAAAAGCCTACGCCTGTGCCACAGAGTAGGATGTACATAGCCTCATCAAAGGCTTTAGGGTCATCGATAGGTAAGTAGCTACAGTTGTAGCCAGCAGTATTATCACGGTCTAGGGCTTTGCCTGCTGTCATAATAGCCCTCATAGAAGGCATAACATCTAGGTTCTTGACAGCACTGGTAAGCTCTGCTCGTAGCTCAGCATCAGGAGAGAACTTATACTTCTCATCAAGATGATTAAACATAAAATTAAAGTAGCGATCCACTGATTCTTCCCAGTGTTCACGGCGATTTTTTTCAGGTAGGAACCTGCTGTAACGACTCTTTGCAATAAACTGTTCTTCTAATGTTAGGGTCATATATTATATCACACCTTGTAGTACTTGTCACCAACTTTATCATAATTTTCTATTAAGAACTCAAGATAATGTTTGGCCTTCTCAAGGTCTTGCTTGCCTGCCTTCTTACGATGACGAGCTACATACTTGATTACATTACACGCCCAAGGATCTAAGCCCCAGTCGAGGAAGACATCCCAAGGTTCGATGTTAGACTTGTAATGATCTCCTCCAATCTGCTTAGACTTGATGTACTCGCCTAGTGTTTTAACATCCTTGTTATTATGATAGGCCACATACCAGTCATTAGGTGTTGCGTTAGCAGCAGCAGAAGTTACAGCACGCCCCATAACGCCAGAAGTAAAATAATGAGCATACACAACACCATCAATGACAATAGGTTCAAGGTACGGTATAACTTCCCAACCACAATGTTCGTAGTTAAGGTCGCTGAGACCAATAGTTCCATCCAGTTTAGGGTCTCCTTCGATAGCTCTGGAAATTCTTTCTTCATGATTTCCAAGAGTGAGTACCATTCTTGGTTTGTATTGTTTCTCCTTGTTCCGCTTTGCTCGTTCATTGTATTCCTTGATTGGTGCTAGCAACATCTCCATTGCTTTGTTAGTAACATCGATGTCGGTCTTGTAACGCCTGCCTTCAAAACACTTACGGCCTACATCGTAGCTCGACAGGCTAGGCATATCAGCAAAGTCCCCAATCTGTACAATCACATCAGGCTTCTTCTCTGCAAGGTACTTACCTACCCATGTCAGATAACTAAGATCAACACCGTCCTTAACTTGGCAGTCAGGGATTATGGCATGAACAGTCATTGTGCGTCCTTGTCTTCGTTGTCTAAGGGTTCTACTTTAACAGTAGCGATGTACTGCTCTGGGCCAATGGTCTCAAACAAACCATCAGTCTCCATACCATAAGGGTCTTTGATGACAACACGCTCCATAACACCACTGTAACCAGAGGTCTCTAAGAACTTACAGAACTCATAGAGTATCTTAGGCCATGCAACAAAGTCTGCAAAGTAGTGACGAACCTTGACAGTAGAAGCCTCTGGATATTCTGTAGGCTCTCCTTCTTGAAACTCAGAATCATAAATGAATCGATAAACTTTACTCATACTTACTCCTTAATAGGTTAAAGAAATACTCTGCATCTACCACAGCCAAGGGCTTATCTCTGTTTTGTTTGATGATGCAAACAGGTTCGTATCCTCCTGCGTTTCCTCTAGCTTGTTCGTAATAACCGTATACTGAGATAGCTGCTCTGGACTTGCATTCCAAACTAATTGGCAAGACCCGTCTGGCTGCTGGACTGAGTAACAGATCCTCCCCTGACACGCCCATACTAACTGAGCGAACATCGTCTGGCTCCAGATTGAACTTGGCTAGTATTAGATCTCTTACCCACTTTTGCAGGTGTCTTCCTTTGGACTTGGCGCTGCTCGGTTTCAAGTGTTACATCCTTTCTTACTTTAATCCACTGCTTAGGTAGATGCATACGGGCATTGCTGTTGTCCATAGAGACTGTATTAGCGATGCATAGTGCGTCATCTGTCTCATCAATAATCCAGCCAATGCTGTGACAAAGGTGAACTTCTGCTTTAACATCTTCTTGCCACTCAACATCTGCTACTGCGTCAACCCATTGGATGTACTGCAAAGGGCAGGTGACCAAATCTGGTTTTCGTTTCTTCGTATCCATAACAATTGTCCATTCTCCAAGACTCTAGTTTCATCGTTGTCGTATGCTTCTAATACTGCGGTGTACATATCGGCTTCGGTAACACAGTCCTCTAGAATCTTTGCCGCCTTCTTTGGACCTATTCCTTTTAGACCTATAATATTATCAACTCTATCGCCAGTCAGTAGTTGCGTATAGAAATGTTTGATAGCTTGTTGGTCATCGATCAGGTACTTCGTATCCTTAATAAAGTTGTAGTGCCAACCACGAATCATATCAAGGTCTTTGTCGATAGACATGATTATATATTCCTCAATGTCTCCAATCTCATAAGCCTTGATACCAATAGCGTCATCAGCTTCTTGTCCGTTTACTACTTCACAGCCCCATGCTTTCTCAAGATACTCTCGAATCAAACCATAATGTTTAGGCTTAGTGCCAACTCGATTACCTTTGTATGGTGCTGTTACTGCGATGTCCTTTCGGTAGTTGTCAGAACCAGTGAGATAACCTTGGTAGTCTCCTACCCAAGGCTTCATCACTAGCTCTTCCATAAACTCAGCACATCGTGCCAAGCACAGTTTGTCATTAACATCTTCGGAAGCGAATCCAATTCTGTAAGTGACGATGTCGGCATCGATGAGTGCTAACATTACTTCTTCAGAAACGCAGCCATAGCTTCGAGTGCCTGTGCTGCTTG